GGCTTTGCCTGCCGCAGACAACATCTGTGAAGATATTTTATTTAAGAGTTCATTATAATTCATTTAAAATCCCCCTTATTCTTCAATATTCAATAATCTAAACACTTCTTCTCGCTCTGCTTTACTTCCTACGAAATAACCTTTATCTTCGGTCAAACGTATTAATTCATTATCTTGGCTTGTAATAATAGCCATTTTAGTTAAGTTCGCCTCAGTCTCTTTTCTTCTTAAATATCCCTCATAAGCAAGGTCAATTTCGTGAGGCGTCATCGTATAGAAGTCGGTAGGAGTTATACCGATTTCGCCTACGGCTTTCGTATATAACTCCTCAACTTCATAGATAGAAAGGATGTCTTGATTGATGTCAAATTTCGATAGGTCGCATTCCTCTATGATTTCATCAATTTCTTGAAATGTAATTGCTGGTTGCTTACTAACCAATCCGCAATATAAGAGAAATCTCTTATCATTTGCCATCACTAAATCTGCGTTTTCTCGCATCATAATTAACCCTTTGAGACCAATTTTGAACTCATAGATTTTGCGATTGGTTCGTAAAAACATTTTACACCCTTTCTAATGGACCTGACCCCAAGAGGTTCAGAGTATATTTAAACTCTTTGTCGAACACTGCGCTCAAAGGAAAATCAGTAATTAAAGCCTGGCCCTATAAACGTTGAAACCCTGTATTTAAAGAAACCGTTATTAATTTATTATTCATAAACGCATCCTCCAAAAGAGCAAGGGCTTCGTCATTTATTACATATACACCAGAGCACACGACCGACCAACTCTTTGTTCCTCCAAGGACTTCTTCCCATTCAGAATTAATTTTATTTGTAATGTCAATTAGTCTGGATTGACGAGATAGATTCGCGCTCTACTGGCCTCCAAGAGGTAAGCCATCAATATAAAGAGTAATATCAACGCTGCGGCCAAGGTTAGTTCTCGGTTCCATCGTCAGGCACCTCCTCATCAAATCCAACGCCATAACCCATTAAAAATTCATAAGTTATAATGCCGTGCTTTCTCACGGGTCCAGTGGATTTATCATCTAAAATTTTCATAGTTTTTTGATAGCAATATAATACCTCTGGATTGTCTTGGCGCATTTCACTTAAGTGTGATTCAATATCGTCAGCGATTTCAATAATTTCTTTTTCTCCGCAATAAGTTGAAAAAATATCAAGTGTTAGTGTGATATTTGAAATATTAGTGTTAAAACTTCTAAATGCTGTATAGCCATCCGTTCTTAGCATCAACCAGGGAAAATTTTCTTTATATTCAGCGCTGTCGGTTATATTATAACCTAACTCCTTTAGTAGAGAATAAAACTGAGTCTTTAATTTATATAACATCATCTTTGTTCTCCTTTTGGGTCATCAACGATACGATAATTATCGATAGAATCATTTGACCCTAAAAATAAATATTTCACATATAAATGCTCTTCTCTTTGCTCTGGCTCGCCCGCATCATTTATTACTGTAATTATACGAGGCAACGCATAATCATATACTTTACCTGCGGGTGCCTTATAAGATTTCATTCTTCTTCCTAACATTTTTCACACTCCTTAATCAGTGAATATATCTACTATTGATTGTCCGATGTTTGAAGTTATGTCAGAAACTTTATCGAAGTATGCTTGTGCTTTTTGCGCGATATCATCTCCAATATTTTCGACTTCCGCCATCATATCTTCAACCATCTCTCCTATCACATCTGCCATACTGGCGCCTGTGGGCTAAGGTTCTAATCCTCCCATACTCGCAATACGCTGCTATACTGCCCAGGCCTCAGTTCCTCGGTCTGCTTGCTGTCTAATTATGCTACCGTGTTTTAGTATATCATTTCCTCTATTTATATAAGTTCTCATACCTTTTGAATTTACATAACTACCAGTAGAGTTAAGAGATTGAATTACACGGTTTGCTTTCGCGCTATATGATGAAGCATAGTTTGCTTGAGCCGAACCTGGTCTCCACATACTTGAGTTGGCTGCCTGCCAACTTCGAGCCGATAATTTTGCTTTTCCACCAGATATAACAACTTCTACACCGTCAATAGTTACCGTAGCCATTTAATCAGTCCTCCTTATTATTCGTCATTATCACCAAAAATACTTGAAAAAAATTCGTTGAATAAGGTCATAATACTACCAATAATCATCATAGCAAGCATAGGGAATATGCCACCGATAAGTGCGTCAGCACCCATTGCTCGGCCTGCGGCAGCAACTCTACTCTAAGCCTCAGCGATAAATTGTTGCTTCACCATTTCAGCCTCTTGTGCTATCGCTCTATCATATATTTGCTTTGCTACTCCAAAAGCAGCATCACTGGCAGATTCAACTGCTGGATTAAAATATGGCTAAGCAGGACAACACCAAGTTCCATACTCCACATACTAAGCATAATCTGCCGTTGCTTCTGCTTCTATTGTCATTCCGTCTCCGAAACTTCTTAAAGAACTTTTTAAAAAACCAGTATCTACTGGCACCATTTCCTAACTAAGTCTCATAAAAGTATCTGAAAAAACCCCAATGGCTTCTGTATAATCAATAGGTAATCCTAATTCAGGAGTGCGATTGGGGAGACCCCAATCGCTTTCAAGATTTATTTTACAATATAAGCCCATAACTTATACCTCTTCTTCGACCTCAATATAATTATCAATGCTATCGTGAGAACCAATAAATAAAGTCTTCACGTATAAATGTTCCTGGATTTGATTTCCATTCTCATCTTCAATATAATGAGGTTCTTTCCAGTCAAATACGCATCCAATATCAGCATCATATCTGGTTAAAATAAAATCTTTACTAATCATTATTTGTCCTCCTTAAACTAAACTAACGGTCCAACCCTTTGCGGTTGCGACTGCGATATCTTCTTCTGTCAAATTAGTTTCAATATGTTCTCCTGGGATGGCGCTTGCGGAGTTCTTCAATAACTTTAAAGTATTTGTTCCAGTAGTAGTGGCTAAATAAGCAGAAGTATCAGGTAAAGTCGCAATCAACTCTTTTACGGCAGTTGCGCCAAAAGTGTTGTAAGCAACGTCTGCGGTCCATCCATCTGGATAAGTGCCATCAATATAACCACGCCACTTTTCTTCGTTGTCAATCACTGTATCTTCTGGCAGACCCGCATTAACATAAGCCGTCGCAGTCCCTTTGAAATTACCAGTTTGAACTGTTAAATCAATAGTTTGATTTTTTAATCTACAAGTGTAAGGGGTTCCATCCTCTTGGGTTATCAAAGTTAATCTTTTCAATCGGCAACAACCATCCACGGTGTGATAAAACATATTTGAAGCCAAAGTCGTATTGGTTGAATAAGATAAATCTTCAATCTCTTCTAACGCATAACAACTTAAAAAGCCATTATAAGGAACAGTATAAGAATAACTGGAACTTGGATTTCCGTGATTGATAAAGTTTCTTGGAATATGTCGTAATTTGTTACAATTACTAAACATTTGACTCATATTACCCGTATAACTACTTGTCTGATTATCAATATCAGTCCAATCCCAAGTCTCTGTAAAGTTCTCTGGAATAGACACTAATTCCTGACAGTAAAGAAACATTTTATCAATATTTCTTACTATAATATTTTTTACTTGTGGCGCTGTCTTTATTTTAGAGTATTGAAATATGTTAGTAAGACTATTGCTATATAGGTTTGGTGTAAAGTTTAAATCAAATGGAATATTCTCAACTTTACTATATGCGAACATAGAAGGCGCGCTCAAAATGTCTTTGGTAGTAACCCTATCGCCCACTTGATTAATAAACCAATCCCAACCACCTTGGGAAAATCTATAATCACAATTACCAGTAATAATTAATGCTTCTTCTGGAATGTGTAATCCGTTACAATCGTCAGAGCCACCGCCAGATACAATACCTCTAATTTCCGCAGGCATATCGCCAGGAGCAATCAAATCAGTTTTTCCGGTCTTCTCACGAATGGCGGTGCCAATATTAGTTAAAGTAGTTTCTTCAATAAATACTTTACTCATAATTAATACGCTCCTTCCTCGGCTACGCCAATATTACCAAGAGCAGTAGTAATCAACGCATTAACCTGTGCTTCGGTTTGATAGCCCAAGTTTTCTAAATAAGTCGCATCAATCGCAGTCTCAAATAAATGGTCTATCGCATCTTGGACTGTGGTTGCTTCTATCTGTGTTTCAGTATTATCATAACTCATACCAGAAGCAACTAACGCATCGCTACCAATTTTGTTGGTGTCTAAATAATTTAACGCATCATAAATATTCTTTTTTGAGCCGGGTGTTTTATATCCCTTTAATGAAATTGTTCCGGCTTCTAAAAAGGCTGCGCCAGAGGAAGAGCATTTTTGTGGTCCCTTGCCTGATGACATTGGGAACCAATAGTCAGTCAAATTAAAATAATAGTCCATAGAATTATTATAATCGAATGCGGGAGATGTAGTAAATAATACTAATGTGCCCCCTAATGACAATGAACCAGATACATATAAAGACAATACTGGCTAATCATTTACTGTCATTGGATAGACTAAAGCCTCAGCATTATAATTCGCTACCATTTTTTCCCATTGCTCTTGGGTAGGGACATCAGTATTTGTTAATTTTACAATATCAGCACCTTCGCCTGCGGGGCCCTCTGGACCCGGCTCTCCCCGTGGTCCGATAGGGCCTTGGGGACCGACTTCACCTTGGTCTCCTTTATCTCCCTTTGGACCCTATGGTCCAACTTTACCAGGAATGCCTTGTGGGCCAATCGGGCCAGGCTCGCCAGGAATACCTTGGATGCCCTGTGGGCCAGTAGCACCAGTCAATCCAATAGGACCAATATCTCCCTTATCGCCTTTATCACCCTTATCTCCTTTGGGGCCACGATAAGTTGGATTGGTAAGAGCCACATTAATCACAGGGGTTTCTTCGGGCACTGCTGTCATTTTATTTAAAACTTCAATACTCATTAGAACTTCACTCCTCCTGCGATTTTGAACTTGGCTGGACCTAATACAGTATCAACACGGCCATCGGCTGTATTTACCTGAACGTCATAGTAATAATTACCAGGAGCCAAATTAGTATCGGTCGCAGACAAGCGAATTATTGCTTTATTATCAACAAACTCGCTTACGACGATAGAGATAAGTGCGGTCTCTTTTTCAAGTGCGTCATTCACAGTAAAGAACACCTTATCGCCTTCGGCAAGTAAATAATTATCAATAGCAACTACGAAATCTCCGGTATCTTTCGCAATCATAGAAATAGTCTGGGTTTCAGCATTATAATTAAGCATTAGCCTTACCTCCATTTACTTCAATCAATGTAGAATAATACTCGTTGCCCTGCTTAATCTGGCGGACCAATCTAAACAGACGACCGGAATACATATAACGAGTATGAATATAAATGTCTAACTCTACATCAGTAATGACGTGAAGAACCATTTCTTCTTTCAGTCCATACTGGGTGATTTCTCCAATAGTAGAGTTGATGGAAACGTGTGCTCTCATGTTTTCTGCGGGCTTCAAATCAACAACATCTCCACCCATTGCGTCCTTGGTTAGGACGGCGGAATATCTCTGAATTGTATCTCTTTTAATCATACCATCTTAACCTTTCTAAACTTATTTAGCATACGCACAATCTTATCGCTGTAAAAACTATCATAGGATGCGGACACACCAGAGGAACTCTGGCTTGTAGTGCCTTCGCTACCCATACGATTATATTTTTCAATTACCATAGATACTACAATAAAATCAAGGCGTTTATCATATTCAGGTAAATTACAATAAATATAAGCCTCTTCTTTACTCATAGAAATAAGGGTATTCAATAGTTCATCTGCGTCGTCATCAGTTTTACTCAACAGAAGTTTGATTCTTTCTAACATTGAAATCCTCCTTAATAACAAAAATAAGGGCTTGCTTGCCCTTACGAACAAGCAAGCCCAGTTCAATCATTCTTTATTTAGATTAGCCGATATTAATCTTAACAGCCTTGGTAGCGTCAGTCAAAGCAACAACAGCAACCTTACGAACCCAGAACTTGTTATCACGGGTATCAGGGTCGCGGTCCTGCTCTACTTCAGTATCCTTCTTGATGAATACGCTAACAGCCTCTTTGGTAGCCAAATAGCCCTTGTTAGCAGGGACAGCCTTGGATACGATGACAGGCACGCCACAAACAGTGCCGATGTAGCCAGTGCGAACGAAGCCTTCGCTATACTTCAAGTCATCCTTCAATGCCTTACGGAAAGCAGCCTGGTCGTTAGGAGAAATCAACAGGAACAAGCCCTCTTCTGCCTCCAGGTTCATCTTTGCGATAGCATCAACAACAGCCTCAAAACTCCAAGCAGCGGCAGGAGCCTCTAAAGTAGCCTTCTCGAACTCTTCAATAGCCTTTGCTACGAACTTATTAACCATAGTCTTTGCGGAACCATCAAGGCCAGCATCAACAACCATAGGGTCAGTCATAGCCTGCTCGTCGTAGTAATGGAAGTAGCCCTGGTAAGTTAGGACATCGTATTCAGCAGAAGTGAAACTTACGCTGATTTCAGTCTCATTGCCTTCACCCATTGCCAACTCTTCAACATCGCCAGTAGCAACGTAAGTGTTGATAACCTTCTTCATACCAGCCTGCTCGGTCATAGAAGTATCAACGGTCATATAGGCGTTCATATCAATTTGAGTAGTCAAAATGTCAGTCAGTTTATTACTCAAAATCTCGTTTTCATAAATCAAATGTGCCATATTATAAATCTCCTTTAATAATCATTATTATCGGGTCATCTGCTTATACAGTTCTGGATTACTGCGGAAGATTTCAGTCTGCTGTGCCACAGATAACTTTCTAAACTCTTCTTTTGTCATACCAGTCTGCTTTGCGGACCCAGTCTTTGGTGCGGGAGACGCAATCTTCTTTGCTACGGCATCAGCCACAGCACTCTTAAATGCTCGTTCAAATGTAGTGATATTTTCCATCATTGTCTCTGCGTCTTCTGCTACAATATAATCAACGAACTCAATAGGGAGTTCTCTGTTCGCCATAACTTTTGTCGCCTCTAACTTATTCTGGGCGATAGCGAACTCGCGTTCTTTGTTTTCCAACTCTTGGAGTCTTTGAGTATATTCATACTCCTTACGCTGACTTTCGTCCATATCTCTCAACTTGTCAGCCTCCGCAGTCTGTCTTTCGAACTCTTTCTGTTGCTTCTTAAGAGCGCTTGATACTCTACGGTCGCCTTCGCGTTGTAGTAATGCTTGGACTTCGCTTTCAGTATAAGTTTTCTCAACAACAACTTCCCCTGTCTCAATACCGACAGTTGAAGTCTCAACAACAGAACCCTTATCATTAACAATTTCAGCCATAAAAATAAAACCTCCAATTAATTTGCTACCCCTCACGGAGTTGTAGCCTTCTAAATATTATTAAGAATAGTGGCGATGAATTTATACGTCTTCGCCCAATGGGACTTCAACTGTTTCTTCCCAGGCCACAAAACTACAAGCACAGTTTGGATGATAAGGAGGGAGTAGGTCCCCAATCTCCGCCTCTACTAAAAGGATTGGTTCGCCATCAACATAATCCAAACAAATGCCTCCACATTCTGCGTCGCCTACAATAGCAACATATTCAATTCCCATTTCGAGGTAGGCGTCTTTGGTCGCACGAGACCACATCGCCATTGTCTCTGTTTTTAGCAGGCGGGCAGTGTTGTATGCCGTTCCACCAGCCAACTTCTGCCACGCCTCCATCATCCACTCCATACCTCTACCTTTTCCAATCCCCTCTTCTAAAACATAACTCAATTTCTATTGGAATTGAGCCACGTGTCCCCAAAGTCTATCACTATAAATCTTACCATCCTGGCACCAAGGCACATTCAGCACCTTCTCCCGAATGTAGGTGTCAGTTGTCTAAACATACACATTATACGACTTTGGTCCAGAAGAGAGGTTATGTGGGTCAAGCCCCTTTGTGTAGTTAAACATTTGATAAGTTTCAGCGAGAGTTGTAGAATAAGCCCGCACCAAACTCTCCCCTATTACCTATGCTCCTATCCAGCAATACTCGGTAAATTTCTACAATTGCTTCGCCTCAATCCGCTTCAACGCGGTATAAAGTGCGGGATTATTATATAAATCAATCTTGGCATCAAGATTAATTTTACCATCATCAGCCAACTTTTGGATTTCTTTTGCCAGTTCCGCAAATACTTCATCGCTAATCTCTTTTAGTATCTTATCCAATTTATGTTGGTCTTCATAGGCTTCTGCCAATAGTCGAAGGACTAATTCAACAGTCGGCTTTACATAGCGATTGAAATGCGGAACTACTGGAACTGTTGTGATACTCATATTACTCCTTCTGTGCCTTTACCTCGGCCTCAATTAATGTAGTTAAATAACTGGTTAGGTCGCCATAAATAGCAGTTAGATATTCAATAGCATCCTTACCTAAAACATTCATAACCGCATTCAATGTCATTTCAAATGCGTGCTTCTGGGCCTCGGCATCAAATGAACCAGCCTTCTTCAGCGCATCAACATAGGTTTGATTAGTTGCGGAAACGCACTTTGCGATTGTTTCACCCAGCATAGTGATGTATTTATCAAACACATCCTGCTGGTTCTTTTCAGTAGCCTCTGCGGTCTTTGCTTTAATCCACTGAACTAAATAACCAGTCAGCACTGCTAATAAAGGGATAATACACAACTCAAAAATTTGGAATAATAATTCTAACTCCATTATTCTTCGTCCTCCTCTTTATCTTTTTGCTCTGTGCCGTTAGCCATAGCCTCTGTCTGATAAGACAATCCTGTTTGGAAGAATGGGTTTAATTCTTTATTTTCTTCTCGTTCTTTCTTCAAACGCTCTAACTCATCTTGAACGTCCTCAACAAATGGGATTTGAGCCAGTAATGTTTCTTCACTAACGATGTCTCGTAGAGTATTTACCATATTGGCAATATCAGTATCATTGGATGGGACATTACGAGTAAAGATAATATCAATGCCACGCCAATCAAAACCTTCGCGTAGAACACTATTAATCATACTCATCAGTTCCAGTCTCTGCTGTAAGCCACGCTTGAACTTACGCTCCTTGATAGAGACCAGATTTTCTGTTCCCAACAATTTGAACTTGATAGCCACGCCAGAAGCATTAGAAGCAAACTCCTTATCAGCCATATTAGGACATTTGGCGAACTTATGAATATCAGCATCTAATCTGTTCTTCATATTCTCAACATAAGTATCGCTGGTCTGCTTAATAAGCCATTCAGCACTGGTGCCTTCATCCATAAGTAGGATACGATTTTCCTTCATCTGTGCTACATCTTCTGGTTCTGCGGTAAAGCCATACAAAGCCAAGTAAGCATCAACAAAGTATTCAAAATCATTTAGAGTATCAGACTCCATCTTATCATACGCATCAATCAGGCTAATAACCGCCTCAAAGTCGCCTCGCTCTTCCTCATTGTTCTTATAAATAGCAATAGGCACCATACCAAAGTAATGAGGGTATTCTTCCAGAAGCAAGAAAGAATTATCCATCTTATATCTGCGGACCATCGTGTTATCAATAATCTCTACTAATGTATAAGTCTTATCATCAACTACATCATAATCATCGTAGTAGCGAATGATTGCCATCAGGTTCTGCTCCACAGTCTTATCAAAAATAGGGATAATCTCTTTCGGATTAAGAGCCTTAAATCTAATCATCTTATCCTCTTCGCTCAAATATAACATCTCATAAGCCACGCCATAAATAGAAGCATTCTTTGCTAATTCAGCGTTCTCATCAGCCTCGTCATTATATTCAAAAATCATACTTAAATCCTACAAAAGGACGTCGTCATTTGAGGTATAAGAAATGGGTTCGCCAATAAAATAGCCAACCAAAGTATCAGTAATATAACTCGCATAAGCATTTGCGATTTTGTTATTAGGTTTAGATTTATCTTTCATAATTCTGTTATTAATAACATTCTTCGCGTTGTAGTAGTTCTCCAAGTTCTGTAAGCGAGGAAGCACTGAACTACGATGGTTCTCTACAATTCTGCGAATTACTCTATCTGTTAATTCTTCAATATTATTTAAACTAAACAAGTTTATGTCCTCCTTTAATTTAGAACAATAAATCTTTATTCATAGACGCTAACTGTGCTCGTGCGTCCATACATTGTAATGAATAGCGAAGAGCATCAAGGCTATGGTTAAAATCATCAATAGGTTCATTGATGTATTCATTGGTCGCCTTATCTTTCTTCCAAGAGTAGTTTTGAAGTTCTTCAATTACACCCTCACAAGATGGATGAACGATGATTTCATACTGTTGAAGTTTTTGTATGCCCTACAGGACACTGCCCTGACCTTTTACACAAGGTTTGATACGAGCAATTCCTTTACGCTTAATCTCTTCTATACTCTTCTATTCGGCACTATCAGCCATAATTATACTTTTAGAAAATCCCAGCGCTTTGATTTGGTCTGCGATTTGGTCGTTTAGAAAACCAGTTCCGCCCCATTCCCTAAAGACATAAATACGTCTTTCTGCTTCTACTAATGTAGATGCGACGAACCTCGTTGGGTCGTTCGTATAACCGAAGTCAAGGCCACACAACAACTGACCTTTAATAGTCATTGGGTCAAAATCCATTTTTTGCCAATTATTATAAACCAATTTATCCAGACTACCGAACTCTCCAAGAGCATAGATTTTGTAATAGACTTCATTAGTTGCTTTCATCAATAACAATGCCTACACATACTCTGCGGGAAGGAATGGGTTATCCAGATAATTTGTATGGACTATCTTTACTGTTTTACGAAACTCATCCAACTCTGAGTTCTCGGCAAAGAACTGTAAATAACACCAATTCGCCTTTGAGACTGGGTTGAATGATAAAATAACTTCCTAATCCTCTGCGTGCGGGTCTCTAATACGAAGATTGACCTGGCTAAAATCATCAAGAGTAAATTCAGTCGCTTCTTCCAGCCACGCATCAGTGAGACCAGTAATAGATTTAATCTTCTCTGGGTCATCAAGACCCATACATAAAAACATTGAGCCATTAGGCAGAGTGATTGTGAAGTCCGTGCGGTTGATGCTACATCGGTCTCTAATGCCGAACTGGTCCAGTGTATCCAGGAGCAGTTGGAATGTAGAAGCCTTTGTAGTTCTATTGACCTTACGCAAAACCAGTATTTTTCTGCGGGAACGCAGGGCTTTATACACCAGACGTTGGGCTACGAAGAAACTTTTGCCTGAACCCGCACCACCATAAAACACTAAGATGCGGTGGCCGTCAGGGTTCAAGTGCGGTAGATATACCGGACAGAAGATATTCGTATGAACCCTTATCTTCATTTAATCACATCCACAGAACATTGCCGTGTTGAGCCAAAAGAGAACGAAGAATGAAGGCAGTTCGCATATCTAAATCGCGTCCAATCTTCATCAGTTCATTGCGGTCTTCGTTATTAAGACCCTCAATATCAGGCAGTTCAATACTTCTCATTGCCATCAAATCTGCGTTGAAGGCACGGGCACTCTCGGCTACCTTCTTGAATGCCTCATCAATTTCTAACTTCTTCTCGTCAAAATTAATCATCGTTGTCATCCTCCACTAATGATACTTCAATTATATCCTTGCTCTCAATCTTCTGGGTTTGTAGAGAAAGGTTCTTACTTAATAACTCCAAAGCCTTCAATTTAGAAGCGATATTCTTCTCATTGCGAGGCTCAAAAGCGATATCAGCGATTTCCTACATTACACGAGTAGCGTCAATGTTTAGACTGTCGTAGATTTCTTCTCTACGTTTTTGGATATAGCCTGAAATCTCCTTATTCTTCAAAAGAGTATAAGGATAAGATGGCTGTTTATTGCCGTTTTCTCCAAAAGCAGAATAGTATGCGTCTCTGGCGTTAAAGCCGTTGGCGAGGTAGTGTTCTGCGAACAGTCTCTGTTTCTCGGTCATCTTACTCCTCCTCCCTGAATGTCTGTTTATAGACGTTCCATTTATCTAATTTTTTATTTAATACTTCACTTGAAGAGAAGACCCAGAATGTATTTCCGTTAGGATGCTTCCCTTTAAAAATATAATGTTCGTCTTGTAGTTTTAAGAACTTCATTAATTTATATGAATAACAATAAAAATATTTATTCATCCTTTATTTCTCCTCCCCGAATTTCTATTGGGGCGTCAGCCCCGTAAAGGCGACAACCGCTTGCGGTTTCGTCTTTACCTATTAAGATAATACTATTAAGATAATACTATTAGGATATGGGTAATTAAATATCCTTTCGCTAATAATATAAAATTTCCTATCGTAGGGTAATTAAAAGTCCGTTTTTGTTTAGCCGAACGGTTTAACAAGAAACCGCAGGTAATTCATTCTTACTTTTGGCAACAAATAACAATCTTTTCTTTGGAGTTGGGACAACACAGCCATTATCAGCAACGTATTCTTCAAAATAATTTTCATATCTGATAACGCCTTCACGAGATAAACTCTCCAACACATTACTTACCATACTACTGGCTACTTTATTATCGGGACTATAACCCAATACTTTCATAATGTCTTTATTAGTAAAAACAAAATGCTCGTCAGTCTTTTCTTTCCACAAATACCAATTCAATAGTTGAATATAAATCTTTACTGCCTGACGATTGCGGGTTGAGATAATATACCAGAGCATCTCTGCTTCAACCAATTGATATTTCTCATTGTATTTATAAGGAAAGATGTATGATGGATAACTTTCACCATTGACTTTGATATCTTCTTCGGCGACAAGACCCTTTTCAATCAATTTGTCAAGATGTCTTTTCAATGTTTTAGCATTACCGCCATCTTCCAAGTTATAAAAGTTTTTACGATTCTTCGCATAATTCTTTTTAGTCAAATATAACTTTCCTACTTCTGGATGAAATGTGGCGAGGTAATACATACTTCCAAATAATAAATCATCAATTCCATAGTTCATAAAATTATCCTCTAATGACAGTCTGCGTTTGCGGACTGTTCCCTCTAATAATAAAACATCCCCGGCAGTTTCCTGACGAGGTTCAATAACATAGTTATTCATTTAGGTCCTCCATCATTCATTGGTGTTAAAATAAAAAGTAAGTTCAAATAAAAAAACCTAATGGAGATAACTTCCCAACAATTATTTTTAATAAAGAAAATAAAATAAGAGAAAAAGGAGCGTCAGGGTGTTATCTCCAAAAGGCCTAATAAAGGAAGGAATACAGGCTGATGCGAAATTTATTTGATTTCTACCTGTTGATAATATTATACCAAAAAATTTTTCTTTTGTCAAATTTTTCCCTTCAATTTTTCTAAATATTCCGATTTTGTCATAAAATAGCCAATTCTAAATGGTGGCTTAAAACCGTGAATATTGTCTCGCACACTGGCAGGGCTCAACCCCAACTCTTCTACAATCTCTCGCAAATTTTGAAATTCACGAATTGGTTCGTGAGTCTTTTTATCCAAAAGAACAATCGCAGGACGGTCCATAAAAATGTATTTACGACGTTTGCGACAATTGGCAACATTTTCGGGATGTGTTGTATAACGAAGGTTCCCGACGTAGTTATTCTAACGATTGCGGTCTTTATGGTCGCACTCATATTCTGGGCCTGGGGCCTCCCCCAAAAAAGTATCAGCCACTAATTTATGAATGCGACAATATTTACCATTTTTACCTTCAATGCCCGCACGTAAATGAACGGTTAAGTAGCCTCTGCCATTTACAGTAGGAGTCATCATATATTGACTGCTCTTACGACGAACATTGCCAAAAGTAGAAACCTCATACTCAATATAAACAGGATGCGTCTTCCACACTTCTTCTTCTCCTGGTGCGGGTAAAATTGGTTCTGGTGTAGTATATTTTTCCATAGTTCAAATATCTCCTTTTAGTTCATTTTTAAATTTGTCTGCGATAGACAATAAATATTTATAAATTTTCTCTCGCTCTTCTGGCGTCAGGTTTGCTACAAGTCCGGTTGAGAACTTTCTTAATCTACTATAAGAAATGCCCGTTGCCTCGGCGAGAGTTGCTTTATTTAAGTTTTGAATAATTTCTCTCATACCGGTCTCCTTTTTGGGTATAAAAATTGGAGGCTCAAACTCGTTGAGCCCCCTTTTAGAGAAGTCATATATTTTATTTTGAGGGCTCGTAAATCCGAGCCTCCAATTCTTTACCAATCAAATTTTTCATCTTTTGACATTACTTCGTCATCAAGATACTTCCACTCATCGCGAGAGCCAGGAGCCCAGTTCATAGAGTGAATAACACCAAGCCAATACCACTCTTGCTTTTCATCGCCAATCTTTTTGGCTTCATTGCGCTTACGCATTGCGTAAGCCCTTTGCTTTTCCATTTGTGATTTCAACTTCATATTATACTCCCTCTTGTTTTAAGAGTTCCTTCGCTTTGGCTGTGTCCTCTTCAATGAATGCCATTCTTTCTTTCAAATAGCGTTCCGCCTCAGCAATGAGTTCTTCATAACGCTCCTTAATATGAGCCACTCGCTCATCGTAGCGTTCAACTGTCCGCTTAGCGCTCTCAATTTCGTTTTGTCTTTTGGCTTCTGCTTGCTTCTGAAGTTGTTCGGGAGTAGGAGCCAGCCGATAAGAATAACTCTTCTCACGATATTGCTTATCTCTTTCAAGACGTCCATCACTTACCAACGCAGTGAAGGTCGCCGCAGAGTAAGAAGTATTCAGAACCGCATTCCAATCACTTACAGTGTTGAGCGCTTTCCAACAATGGTTCTCGTCGCAGTAAGTCTTGATAGCCTTATAGAGTTCGTTTTTCATATTAGTTCTCCTTTGCGTTCATACGCTCCTCGTGCTTATCTAAACCAGGCTTATAAGTATTCTTATAATAATCATAGATTTCTTTGGTAATCATATAGGTATTCTTGCCATTCACCTTACCATCACAATGAAGCATACCACGATTAACGAGTGCTGTTAGGATAGGCGCGGGGATTGTGCCACCCAGCATTTCAGTAAAATTAGTAGAGTAATAGAGATTATCAACCTCAATACCGTGAGGCACTTCTACAACCTCCATCAGACGTTCAAATACGAACATAACCTTTTCACTTGTGCCTTCCTTAACCAAACTATAAGAGTAATTCATTTCAACGAAATTAGTCATAATTTTTGCTCCTTTTTCTTTTCTTATTCTTTATGTATATATTATATCATTTTTTTTAAAAAAAATCAAATGATAATCCATAATACACATAATAAAGAAATTTTGCCCTCACTATACATAAAAAATAAGTGAAATCAATGGAACAATTTTGTCCTGACGAACGGTTATTCTGCGTCAGCCAATTCTTTATATAACTTTCTCAAATAAGCAATTTCTTTTTTTACTTCTTTCTAACCCTCAATAAATGTGCGAGCGAAGTCAATCTGTAAATTAGAGATTTCTACGCTACTGCGTTCAGGTTCTCGTAGATAGCGCACAATCTTTACGACTCTTTGCTTCTACTTAATTCGTTTGATTTTATCAACAAGATAAATAACATCACCCAGGCCTACACCATCACCCAGGCTTGCTAATTGAAGTTTATAACTGGCTCTCGGCACGCAAGCATTGGCTAAATATTCCTCTGCTTTCATTTTCAAGATTTCAGCAACATCAATATCTTCATCAATAAAATACTTTTCAATTGTCTTATTTGTATAAGTATAATCTTCTAAATAATCTTTGCCACCATTAACATTGGTAATAGTCAGACCATTTTTACCAAGAGGTAAAATAACGGTAGCATAATCATAAGTAGAAGACTATTTTGTTAAGCGCTTCAAATTCAACTCATTAGAGAAATAAGCACCAAACTCGGCACCCATTGAATCATATACGCGCAAAACTTTATGCTTGGTATCAAACCACAATTCCTGCCCGTAATCTGTAGCAATCTACTTTATCATTTCATATCCAGTAGTGTAAGGTAATTGATAAGTTGCTATACTGCGGTCTTCGCTTTGATAGTCCAATTTCCAATCACTCTTGGATAAACAATACTCGTAGGCTTGCTCTAAATTCATCTGTAAGCAGTCAAACACTTGGAAGACACGCCCGGTTAATTGTTCTATATTCGCAGAGCAACGAACTTCCATAAAATCGTTGTCTTCTAAAATGAGTTCTTTTATAACGTAAGAGTAGTCTGCGGTTTCCACATAATTCTCCTCTTGGATAATTTCAAAGAACTCATCTTTACAAGGAACTTGGAAGCACAGGGTTTTTAACCCCGTGCTTAACATTTCCGTTGTATAAATATTTCTACAAGAAGGCAACAATTTTAAAAAGTTATGATTACTATCATAAATCTTAATCATTGTTTAGCCTCCAGTTAGATATAATTAGCACTGTATTCAATTGAAATTGAAGCAGAAGTGCCATTTTCAATCATAATTTGATTTGTTCCAGGTAGTAAGCGAGGAAACTCCCAGGCATCATAAGATGCGAAAGCACTCACTCCATCAACAGATACTTCTCGGTTCTCTCCATCAATTACCAAGGCCTGATTTGCTTTTAGTCCAGTGAAAGTGATGGGGGTCTCGGTGAGACCCTCCACCACCAGTTTTAAGAAATCAACCTTTGGGATAATTGTTAGGATACAAGGAGCAGGGGCAGTTCCGTTGTTGATAACAACGAAACTTTTGCCCTCACCATCAAACACGATTGGGTAATATTGAGTATTATCCATAGGTCTTATTCTCCTTTATTACAAAATCTCACTTACAGTTCCTGTATTAATTCTAATCCAGCCAATGCCGGTATAGCCCCATCCAGAGTCTTGAGTTGCTACATAAGGAACAGTAATACGTTCGCCGTAATGGTAATTACCTGCTACATAAGCATTATCTTCAATAGGTAAAGAATAGAATGGTAAATTATCAGGGATGACAGCATAGTTCTTATTCCATTCAGTAGTATTGAAAGAAGTGTATTTTTCAGGGACCCAATAGGCGCCATCAAAATAGAACTTATTACCATTCGTATCAACGTAATTATAGAATGCGATATCTTCATAGGCAGAACCATATACAGCCTGACTGGCTTCACCAACTGTGGCAACCGCAGATGGGTCTAAATAAACATAATACTTTTCATTCTTATCCGCAGGCTTTACCAAGCAGAAAGACTGTTGTAATTTAGTTAATTTAGTTCTATCAAATGTGCCGGCGTGAATAGAAGCCTTGGAAGATTGTAGCCACTGGTCGCAACTGAAATACCATTCACCAATTACTCGGTTATCAATATCAGCAGTCAATTTAGAAACAGGGAATACTAATCCAGGAGCAAGGGAACGGATACCTAATGCGTAAGCATCAGGCTCTTCATAAGTCGCAGTTTCTGCGGGCACTTGAACGATATAATCAATTTCACTGGTATTATAGAACCAATTATCAAAATAATCATATCCAATGTCTTCTCCGTTAGTTTGTTTATACAAATAAATCTTACTGTCTGGAGACTTAGTAAAGTGGCCTGTCATCAAGTCAAACCATCCATTTTCAGGGATACGTAAATCCTCTCCATTCCATTTATACCAGAAGCCCTTTGGGACAGGCACCCAGTATCTCTGTAATAAGAAGTTCTCATAGGTAGCGATACTCATCGCGGAGCCCAGGGCATTGGAATAAACTGAAATAGGAGCAAAATTACTGCTTACAACCGTTGTGTGTTGATATTCTGCTCCACCACTCCAACCTTTACCACCTTTGGTTTCAGTGTAATGGTCGTCAAACGCAGTAAATGCGTAATTACCTTCTAAATTAGTGCTATCAATTACTTTCGTGCCATCAGCCAGGTAAAACTCATCGGCTAAACCAGATAAATAATTACCCTTACCAAACACATAAGAATTGCCTTTACGCTTGTTGGATAGATTGAAAGTGAAATAATCACCTGGCTCTTGATATACTAAACTCTTCAAATATTTAGAAGTAGTTAATACATCTTTCCAACTGTAAGTAGTATGATGATTACCGCTGGTATAAGTCATAGACCAGTGAGTAATGACACCGCCAACACTACCGCCGACGCCTCTTGAAGGATAATATTGTAATCCATTTCTCATAATGACGGGGGAATAGCCGGCGTCTGGAGTATAAACCATTTCTCCACCAATATTATAATTACTTGCTTTATAAGGGTCAAATACAATATTTATATCGTAAAAATCACTTGGAGTAGTGTCTTCTGGATAAGCGATATTATTTAACTGGAAGCGGTCAATACCACTTGATAAAGTAATTGTATTTGTCTTATTGAAAATCTTATACATATCAATTGGGATGGTTGGATATAATACATATTGAGTGCCGACGCGGATTAATTCACGGAATGTGAAATTGACATCTCCACGGCCCCAAGTGCGTGGGTTCCATAGGTAGATACCATCATAATAACCCTCGGGTTTAAATAAATTACGTTCAAATCCGAAATAATCCCAAGTCAAAGTCAATTCAGTATCACGATATAGGTCAGGGTTAATTTCCCTACCATTTTCATCAACCCGCCAAGAGGACGCAATGAAAACATCCCAGTCAGGGTTCCAATCTCCAAGAGAACAAGTGAAGGACGCACGACCTAACTCATTATTGTGATATACGCCATTGGTTTCAGGCTCAACAATATTAGTTAATTGGTCTGCTCTAATATAGCCTTCATAAGTCTTAGTAGAAGAATATACATAACGGATTTTATACCATTCATATCCACCACTATTAAACTTCGCACTAATCAGCGAACCCGTATGATTTTTCATAAAGTATTCAAGACGAGTGCTATTTGTGGATGGGCGTTCATAAATACGACCACAATCACTGCTACTACTTCCAATACCATTGGCAGAGCCTTCGGTAATTACTTCGCCTTCCCACCATTCGCCCAGGTTATCTTTGTAATAAATACAATTATAACTATAAATGGTTTCAGGATATACGAATTCTAATTCGTGAAGTGCGGAGAACGCATCATAAGTATATTCGCCGTCATATACATAGTCTTCGCGGTCGTGGAAATATAATAATCTCTTTTGTGGGTAGATACCTACTCCATCAAGAGAAGTAATAGTAGAGAAGTCTAATTCATCAAGATGAATTACATCAATATCAAGTGCGTTATATAACTTACCTGACTGATTATAAGAAACATCTTCTGCCTTAATCCAACTTTCTACTTCTGGCACATAACACCACAATCTATCAATAGTTAATTTACTGATATGAACTTCACTTCCAAAAGGTAGTGTAGCAGTATCCTCTGTGCCGGGCGCGTCATAATCAGGATTCTGTCCTGGGCCAGTCATAGGCTCGGTCGCAGATAACATAATCCAACCGACAGGGTATTCTTTCAAACGACCCCAACCATTACGCTCTTCAATGATTGTGTAAATATCTTTATCAACAATCAATGCGAGAGTTGGGAATCTACGTGCGGGACCACGATGAATACCAGTGTAGCGGTCTAACACTTTTACCTGGTAAGGAATGAAGTAATCAAACTTTTCATCCTCATATAGGGCAGAGTGATAGTGATTATAATATTTAATCGCACCATTAGGATTCAATACAACGCCATCTAATTCACAGTCTAAATAATTAGGATTATCAGGGTCTAATGTAATTAGAGTGTCGTCGCTCGCACCGCCTCTGTAATATTCAACATAGAACAGGTTAGGTGCTTCCTCTTGGCTCAACTTGTCATATACAACAATTGGAGAGGGTGCGTCAATGAAGTTCTGAATATTAGAAGAAGCAATGATACTCTCATCAAACACAATGCGTCCGTGAGCGAAGTCTTCGGTCCAATACAAATCAACATCAATGCCTAAATCATCCATTGTTAGAGCATTTTCAATATCTGCCAAAGAGTAGAAAATATCTTTTGAACCTACACGATAGTTGCCTTGATAATAAACAACAGTCTTTGTAAATGTTCTCAATTTATAAAAAACATTAGCAGAGTTCATCTGCCAGATTTCATATAAAGTCAAATCATCAATTGGACTGTCAGCGCCATCGCCTAAATCCAAAAGTCCATCTAAATGGAAGTCATCAGGTTTATAGTCATTATAACCTAAGATTTCTGCCTTAGTGGTATTGCTCTTACTATACCAGGTTGGGACATTGATAAACTGACTATTGATAAAACTATAATCGTAATCATAATAATTCATCGTCATTTTACCATAATAACCTGGGTCTAAAATAACCCACAAAGGCTTTACCTCTTCTGGTAAGATTTTTACAGTCTTAACATCTTGCTGTAGATGTCCTTCTTTCACGGTAAAGTAGCCTTCTTGCTTATACTCGCCACCCTCATTAGAATTACCAAAGAAGATTTCAGTAATCAGGTCAAACAAACCATTCGCAGGCATAGTATAATCATAAACCTTATCGCCTTCTGCGACAGGAATCAAATCACGAACCAGGCGACCTCTATCCCAAATCTTTACTCCCCAAATAGCACAAGCCTCAAGAGAAGTAAATACGGGGACTTCAAAATCAACATATTTAATATTCAATTGCTTCTTTTGAGTCTGGAAGATAGGTGCGCCATTGGCATCAATACCAACCTGAACCAATACTTCTACTTCGACAGAACCTGCGGAGCCTAAATATGGATTAGTTTTTCCATCTAAAGACAGTTTGCCTGTATCACTTGTAGAAGCACAGGTAATATGATTGATAGGCATAATATTAATATTGCCGTCTAATGGATTACGAGTGCGGAATAAAGTTAGAGAGCCTCGTGGCTGTAATCGTGCTTCAAAGATATCATTATCAACATCTTCAAAGTAAGTAGCCATTGCGTTATTGCTGTCTTCCTCGGTATAGGTTAATAGGTAATGATTATAAGCATCCATAATAATAGTAGTTGGATTAGCCAAAGGCAGATAATTTTCACCAATACCAGAGACACGCTCATTATTCACGACCCAATTTACCAAAGATGTAGAACCATCTTTTTTATAGCGAGTTTCATAAGAACCGCCATATTCACGGAAGCAGTCAATTTCTTCATAGTTTTCATCCAAAATGGTCGCATAACCATTACGGAATTTATAATTATATCCAGTATATAATTCTCGGGGTTGGCCTGGAATTACACCAGCCGCAGCCGAAGCAGAATACCATAATTGTCCGTCAAGAGACTGTGGGCCTTCAGCAGAATATACAAATCCAGAAGCGATAGCCACACGAGGACGCACAGCGAAGTGTCCCTTTTGCTGGTCGCTAATCTTTACAGAATAAAAATCATCTAATACGATTTCATCGGCGTCTGGCAAATCTTGGAGCATAGTTCCCAATAGACGATAATCACGAGGGACTACATAACCAAAGAAGTTGGAATAAGAAGTATCCTGGAAACCACCATTTACAATACCATTCTTTGCGAGGAAGCCAGCGCTCTGACCGACTGCCTTGATTTCAACCTTTAAACGCTTCAACTCTTTTGGAGTGTAGCCAAGGTCAATATAAGGGATGGTTCCTCCGTTCATAATTCCATCACTATCTAAGCCGCCTTCACCGGCAGGAATACTTTGGCTGAAATGACCGAAACCTAAAACTTTTCTTTCGTAATATGCTTCAGTTGGGTCATTAGGCTCTTCAATAGTTTCATATACAATATCAACGTGGCCGAAATCAACCAGGCTTTCAAATGTATATTGAGTAGTTGCGTTTTGTAATTCACCGCCCGCACAAATAACGGGTTTGAACTTATTGATATATTCATTGGGGAAGATATCAACGATACTATAAGTTAAGCGAGGGTCTAACTCATCAATTGCCAGACTCCAAGTCATACCTGCGATGTAGTTTTCTTCATCTACTTCATCAGTATAATAATTAACGTCTAAATACTGACGTTCAGGAGCATACATAATAGTGTAAGACTCTTTCAAGTCTTCTGGCTTGTTTAGACGCTCATCCATCTCATACCATTGATAAGTTGTGCCATCTTTATAGAATCTGTCAGGTTTCATCAGATTCTTATCAATATACCAATCAATATATTCACCATCGCGGAAATCGCTCTGGTCTAATGTCAATACTTTAGTGCCGATAGTTTCATATTCACGGACACCATAGACTTTTTTAATATATCTAATAGTAGTAGAATATGGAATTTTATCTTCGGTCATCTTTGTATATTCAATGTTGTATGGAGAACCCTCAACAACACGAGCCAAAGATACCTTGCTACCAGTATATTTGAAATTAGTTTCATATCCATCAGGCTTATATTTATTTAGACGAACTAAATCGCCAAAAGTAGGAACCTGATAGAAGTCTTTCTCTTTCAGTGCGATTGTTTCACTTGCTAATAAAGTCTTATTACCATTGTCTTCAACCTTATAATAGTTGGCGACAATCTGAGTTTCAATTGGCTCATAATAGACATCAAAGGTCTTATTATTTAAGCCATTGAAAGATACAACAATATTTTCAACGTGCTTAATTTCACCAGAGAAAGTATATTGAGGTTGATTTTCATCAACTGCGAAACGCTCATATAAATCAAATTCGCCATCATCGAATTCATCTCCACGGAAATAAATAGCGATGGTCTTCATAAAATCAGTGCCCTTGTAGTAATTTACATAGCAATGACCGATTTGATGTTGTAAGTTGTCATCTTCATAACGCTCATCGTCTCTGATATTGAAACTGTTCTAACCAGAGCCGTCTTCGAAGAAAGTCTTGGTAATCTTATCATATAAGCAGTTGCTTGGTGCGACTAAATCACCAATCTTATCATAGAACTGAACGGGAATAAAATCACGGACTAATTGGTCGTTATAATAAATACGACAACTATAAATACCTACGCCTGCGATACCGTTAGAATAACTACCATAATTATTATTTGCGAACAAATATAATGGGTAAGTCATCGGGGCACCATCAGTAGCCAAAAGGTTGCTGTAAGTGAAAGTAGCACGACTATAACCCTCTTGAGGAGAACTATAAATACCAGTATTCTCACTAAATCCTACGGCGCTTTCTGCGGTCAGCACTAAAGAATTGCTGTAATTACCAGCCTTGGCCTCGTAAGTATCAACACCAGTCAAGTTTTCACCATACATTGTCTGGTTGTTATATCTCATATGGAAAGTGCCTTGACCGCCAGTGCTACCAAATAAATAAGCGTATCCCGCATTTACTTGATACATTGGCACATTCTCATCAACACGAGCACACTCCATAACCACAGTCAAACGAGACATATCTTCGGCAGATACACCAGTATTGATAAATGCGTGGTTCATAGTCCATTCAGGATGTAGATATTCGTAAGCACCTAAATCATTATGCTGTAAGAATAAGAAACGATGTGGATAATCAATTTCTTCATCATCTGGAGGAGTAGTCTCTGTTAGATATAGAATATCAATAGACTGTAATTCCAATAGAGCAGCAAAATTGACTGGGCCAGTATATTGTAGAACGCCGTCGCCCGCATAAGAAGGCTTATAGGCATTCAAATTCAAGCCAAAGTCGAATAGAGTAGTTGTAGTTTCAAAGTCAATTACCTTATAAGCAATTGAAGCACTACCAATCCAGTGTAAATCATCAATCTCGTCAATATAATAGCGAACTGGCGTTGTGTAAGTCTTTGCGACATACAATACATCATAAGATGAGCCAAGAGAGTCAAAAGTCATTAGAGCAGTGGAACTTGCGCCATCAATAATACCACTATCGTAATATTCAGGACGATAAGCATCCAAACTAATAACATCCTTCAGGCGGACTCCGCCAATCACATCTGCTTCATTAACAGTAATTAAATTAGTTGTGATTGTAGCATACGCGGATGATAACTCTTGCTTATAGCGGACGATGATGTTCTTTGAACGCATTACTTCAATTTCTTCATAGACAATCATAATAGGAGAAGCCTGGGTCAGTGCCTCCAGACTGACTTCGCCATTATAAGAGAAGTTCTCACTAAATTGATAGCCTTCTGGACGATGTGCCAGAATAGGAATAATGTCGCTCAAGATTGGATTGCCGAAGAACATTAACGCATTGATATTTACTATTTCAGTAATAGGAGTTGCGGTTAGGTCTCCGGTGTAATAATTGACGGTGATAGGATAATCAATAGCATTGTAATAGACTTGTAGAACACCGGCATTTAGCACGTCATCATAAGTCTGATAAATGTCTTGATTATATAAAGCACCATCGTAATAAGGAGCAGTATGATACTTATTCAAATCTAACCCTAAATCAGTTAGAATATTGAAACTTTCATCATATCTGTCTAAATGCTTTGTCTGTAATGTAGCAGTAGATAATCTATACCAACCAGGATAAACGCCTGCGTAATACTCTACATAAACAGTATTTACTGCCTTGGTATAAATGACACTATAAGCAGTCTCCATTGTCTCATAAGAGATTAGAGTGTTAGAAGCGAACCCATCAATATAACCAGCATTATAATAACTGGGATTTGGATTATAACCATCAATACTAATAATGTCTTTCAAAGTCAAGCCATCATAGAATTGGGTCTCGCTAATATTAATGATAACAGATTGAATAGTGTCAAATTCTCCATTATCATTTTCTGCTTTATACGCAATAAAAATATTCTTACTTAACTCGGTTTCAATCTTATCGTAGAACACTCCAATGGGTGCGTGAGCCAATAACTCTTCCACAGTAAGAGCGCCGTCATAAGAAACCCTACCTTTATATCCATCCGGACGATAATCTTTTACACCGACTAACTGGCCGATGGTTTGGTAATTTTCCAAACTCGTCTGGGTAAAGGAGACAGTGCGGTTAAGGATTTCATTATATAAGCCTTCGCCATTATCTAAATAATAATTGACGGTAAGATTATAAGAAATAGGCGCATAATTGATAATCAATACTTTCAAACTCTGTAAGTTTTCATAGGTTAGGTCTAATCCATTTAGATTAGTTGCTACTCCGGTATTATGGTATTGAGGTTGATATTTATTTACATCAATTCCCAAATCCGCAAGTCCCAGATTTTCTTTATCGAAAGCAGAAGCACGAATTATAACAGTTTCACTTGATAATAAATTTGTTGAGTTTTTATAATACGCAACAGTCAATTTAAATGAGTTAGTCATATTAGCGTTTGTGGTATAAATCTCACGCTGACCTTTCGCATATCCACTGGATAATGTATAAGGCACAACGAAGTTTCCATTCTTCAAACGAGTGGGTTCGCCCACATTAATAATGCTAACGTCAAAAATAAGGTCCAAGTCATCAAATTTTACAGTAGCCTTTTTTAGCATAGCAGTTAATTTACTAATGCGTCTAAATGCTTCATCTTCATCAGCACTTAAAACTAAAAACTGTAATTCAATAGTCTTGAAACGGTCTTGCTGGCGAATAAAAGTAGGCTGAATGTCGCCATCTAACCACTCTTGTGCGGTATCAATTAAATTACTACGTAATACACGGTCAAATAACTAAACACCCAAATTACTTAATTCAATTCCATTAATTAGCATCAATATCCTCCTTGTCTTTGAACTTCAAGTCCAATTCTATTTAACATAATAGAGGTATTATCTTCTTTTGATGTCAATCCTGCGCCATTGGTAGTGCGGGAGCCACTGGCTTTGCCTGCCGCAGACAACATCTGTGAAGATATTTTATTTAAGAGTTCATTATAATTCATTTAAAATCCCCCTTATTCTTCAATATTCAATAATCTAAACACTTCTTCTCGCTCTGCTTT